GTCTCTGCAAATTCTTTCATTGCAGTTTCATAATCTATTTTAAATTGAACAACTTCTTCTGGTGTTGGCTTATTTACTTTCTTTTCTTCTTCATCTTTAACGACTGTAAGTGTTGGTTTTTCTTTTGTCATTTTTATAAATTTATTTTATTAAGTATTCGGTATTATTTTTTATATGAAACTGTTTACAAATAGTTTTAAATTTTTCTTTATAATCAGTTAAATTTACTCCAGATAATGTAATTTCTTGTAAAATATCACTTTGTTTATCTACACAAAGAATAGATGCTTTATTGATTTTTAAATTTTTTTCTTTATACATTTCTTCAATTGCACTTGCATACCCACCAAGTTGCAAAAAATGTTTAAGTTCTTTTATACTTCCTTTTTTAATTCTTCCATTTGAAGATTTAAAATCAGTTATTGAAAGACCGAATAATTTATCATTATAAAGAATATCTAATTTTCCTCTATAAAATAACGTTGAAGAATAAATAGGCATTTCTAGTGCTAACATTTCAACAAATTGAATAGCATAATCTGAATAATAAAATTTATAGAATAAATTTCTTCCTTCTTCTATTTTATCATCTGGTATTAATTCTTCTTTTAAAGTCTTAGGACTTTGTTCTTGTGTTATTCTTAATGCTTCAGATACATCTTTACTTTTAGAATAAACAGATATAAACGTTTCAATGAATGTATGTAATGATGATCCTCGATTACCAGCAGATATCATTATTTTATCTGCTTTTTCTTTCCCAACTTGGGCAACAAATTCATCAAATTCTGGATCTGGAATTTCAGAATTTATTATAGATGTAACTGATGGAACTTTAATTTTAAGGACCGCTTCAGGCAGTCCATATGATCCTTTTATCCATTTAATATCCGCTAAATCGAATTTAAAACCCATGATACTAATAATGGTATTAATTTAAAATGAAAAATTACGAATAAAAGTACGGTATTTATAACTAAAAATTTTAAAAGCCACTTTAGACTGAATTTATTAAAAATAAATCTATAAACCATTAAATATGATAATGTAGGGGTTCCATCTCTATCATCAAATTGATTAAATTCACAACTAAGGCATTCAGCGAAACCAAGTTCTTCATCTAAGTAACGATTTAACGGATTTAATGATTCTATTACTTTTACACGTTTTAATTCTTCAGGTAATGGAACATCAGATTCATCTAGTGAAATTATTAAATACACATCATATAGTTTAGTACGTGAAAGTTTCCATTTATTAAATTTTGAATTAGGATTAGATTGTTCTCTTCTTATTGTACGTTTCCAATCTGCAAAATTTTCAAAATCACGATAAACTTTAACTATTCCCCAGTTTTTAGGTTTAAAATACTGATACCATTTCATAATGTGTCTCTATAATATAAATTTACACTACAATCATGTAAGGATTTAATATCAGGCATAATTGGTGCATTTATAATTGTATTAAATACAAAATTTTGTATTGCCTTTACAAACTTAGTATTTTTTGATTCTTTTAGAATTGTTTGTTTTACTATTTTATTCCAAAATTTTTTCTTCTCTTTTAACGTTAATGTTTTCATTTTATCATCGTAATATAGGATATCTATCTTTCATTATTCTTAATTGTCCATTATCATCTTTAAAAAAGATATAAGCGGCTTTCATTAATGGTTTTGTATCCGGTGGATACCCTTTAATATCAAAAAATGAAATTTCCATTAAAGATTTTTCTTGTGAAGTTTTTATTAAATCATCTCGCGTTAAAATAACTACATTTTCAATTTGTTTCATTACAATAATATTTTAATCTTCATTCCCAAAATAAGAATCTACCATATCTGGATATTTTTTATAAAGTTTGTCTGCAACATCTTTTCTTGCTTTACGAAGTCTTGTTTTAACTGTTGAAAGATTCCAATCCAAATCATTTGCAATATCATTTAATTGTTTTTGGTTTATTTCTCTTTCAAACATTACAGTTTTATAAGGTTCATCCAACTCATTTATTGCAGATATAGATGCGTCATAAAGTTCTTGTGTTAATTGTTCTCCGCTTGGTCCTATACATTCAGTATTCATATTAAACACTGGATTATAAATTTGTAATAAACGTGAGTGGTTGTTCATATATTTATCAAAAGATATATTTTTACGACCATTTCTTATAATTCCAAGTGCTTCATTTTTGGCTATTGTATATACCCATGTTGAAAATTTAAATTTAGTATTATATTGTTCTATTTTTTCCCATATTCTGATGAAAGTTTGAGATACTACTTCTTGACTCAAATCTCTATCTTTAACAAAGTTATATGAAAATGAAAGAAGTCCAGGTTTTAACCTGTTTGTTAAAACTGTGAATGCTTTATCGTTTCTATTTTTTAAAAATTCTAATGCTAATGATTGAATACTTATGTTGTTTTTACTCATAAATTATAATTATTTTATTAAAACTATGTTTTTTGTAATATTAAAAAAAATAATATGTCAAGATAGGTTATTCAATTACTTGTTCTACGAAGTTATTTATAGATTTCATTAGAGTTTCTACTCTTACAAAGGGAAATTGTCCAATAGCATTTACAATTTGTGTAAGCGTTTGATGATCCATAACTTCTACATCAATTGCTTGTATAAGTCCTGCTATTTCATTAAATGGTCTATCACCGATTGCTTGTAAAAGAGCTTTTTTAAAATCGGGTTTAATTTTATAAGTTGGTACATAAGCATTAGTTTCAACCTTTTGATTTGGGTCAACTGCAGGAGTAACAGGAGAATTTAAAGCGGATATTTTTTCGTTTGCCATAATTACGTTTATTTTAGTTTAAAAATTTATTTTTATTTTTATATATAAATATTTCAAAAAAGTTTTAAAAGTTTACACATATTATAATATAATACGTTTTTCTTGTTATTATTTGTTAAAATTGTTAATTTGTTGTTATTTTTTTAATTTATATCCAAGACTTATAAGATGTCTTAACCGATTTTCACAATCTGTTTTAATTATCATACTAGAATCTGTTATTTCTCCTGTTTTATTTTTAAAATATTTCACAAAAACAAACCAAGGATCTTCATCATACTCTATAAATGCTATAGATAATGGAGATCGTATTTTTGTTAATAAAAATAAATGTTTAGATTTTGAAAAATCTGTAATGTTTTCTGTACTTTGTTTTTTTGGTTTTGTAAATTTTTTATACATAATTTTAAAAGGGTATTAACATTATTTTATCTAATAATTTTTCATATTTCTTAAATACATCTTCTGAAGATAAGTTACTAGTTTCTATGATTTCAAAATTTTCATAATTACGTAATGCAATATAATTTTCTCTAACCTTTTTTTGATATTCAATATCTTTCTCATGAATATCTTTTTTTCCATTTAAATAATCTCTATCATCACCTTCGCGTGTTTCGTTTAATCGTTCTTCAATAATTTCAATAGGAACATCAAAGAAAATATTTAAATCGGGATAAGGCAATTCTAAAAATCCAAATTCAAATTCATCTATCCATTCATGTATTATATTGGCTTGAGTTTCTGTATCATATTTAGCACCTTGATATGCCATATTAGAAAATACATAACGGTCTAATAGGACTACATCATTATCACCGAGTTGTTTTTGTAATTCTGGAAGATATAAAAATCTATCCATTGCATAAATATTTGCAACAAAAACAGGATTTACTTTATTGATATCGCCATATTCTCCTCTTAGATATGCTGCAATAGCATTACTTGCCTCATTATGACCATATCTTGGAAAATGAAGATAAAAATATTTATATTTATGTTTTTCAAAATATTTTTTTATAAGATTGCATTGAGTAGTTTTTCCCCCTCCATCAAGAGATTCACACACAATTAATTTAGCATTAAACATATTTATAAATATTAGTAATTTCGATTTTTAAATAATTCATTTATATATTGAAATATAAAATTGATAGAAAGGCCTATGCATAAAAATCCTAAAAAATCCCATTGAGTATTAAATATAAGTTTTAATGTGTATCCAAATGTAAATGATTTTATAAATAAAATGATAAGGGGTATAATTGAATTAAATAAATCTAATAATGAAGAAGATAAAGAATAATTTTCTTGATCTTCTTTATGTTCTTGTTCTTCTTCTAAGATAGATTGCTTATTTTTAAAAGAATTTAATCTATCACTTAAAGAAGTATTTTTTATTGTCATTTCTTTTTTGTTTTAAGATCTATTTTTTTAACTTCAGGTTCACCTTCCTTTTTTTCTTCTTCTTTTTCTTCTTCTTTTTTAGATTCACCTGCTTCGTGTTCTTCTTTTTCTTCTTTTTCTTTTGATTCTCCTGCCTCGTGTTTTGTATTTTCTTTATCTTTTATATCACTTGGTCCAGTTTTAGTTTTAGAAGTTTCATCTTTTTCTGCTGGTTTATCACCTTCACCTTTTTGAAAAGTAGGTTGATCTTTTTTAGTATCAAGATTACCTGGAGTCTTTTTTTCTTCCTTTCCTTCACCACTATTAGTATCAGCAGTTTTAACTTCACCAAACATACCCGGTTTAAAATCTTTTACTGATTTAAGATCTGTTTGAAGATCATATCCTGGTTTAAAACTTGCTCCTTGACCAGAAATTTCTACTTTAACTTCTGTTTGTTTAGCATTATATTCTTTTTTTAGCCAATCATATGATTTTTTGTTTGTGTCAGGAATTACTATACCTTCTGCATTAGTTAAACCTTCACCACCATCCATCATTGGAGTAGCTTCTTCGTAAAGTTTTTCTAAATAATCATTGATGTTAAATTGTCCTGCTTTCATATCTAAATTTTTATTTTATATATCTATATATTTTATTTATCTATAGAATTTTTCTCTTGGATTAGGAAATCTTTTTAATACCCATTTACCATTTTGATTTTTTTCACAAAATTTATGTAATAATCCTATGTGTCCTGCACTCGGTGTTCCATAAAGATTAGTTGTCCAATGTCCTCGAGTTTTTCTTTTGTAATCGTTTGTATAATTGTGATATGAAAACCAAAATTCTTGAGGATCATGCCCTTCTAATTCTGTCCAAATATAATATTGTATTTCTGTTAAACCTGCGCCATCTTTCCCTTTACTCTCAATAAATTTAAGTATTTTAAAAGACATACTATTCATCATTCTTTCAGAATATCCTATATCCATATCTTTTATAGGATCTGATTCTTCTGTAAATTTTTCAAATACAAATTGTGCCTTCATTAAAACGCATTACTTTTATTATATATCTTAAGGTTTAATTAGTATTTTACTAAAAAATATCTCAAATTAAGATAAAAAAGCCCACATTTAGGCAGTGGGCAATTTTCCTTCAAATGAGAGCATCTTATGCTGCCATTTGATACATGTAACGTTTTTCGCCGTTTACTTGCGTTATTGAGACATTCATTAACACCCTTAGTATACAGTCAAAATCATTTCATCCCCAAACATGAGCAGTGTTTCATTATCGTTTCAAATCTCAGATGCTTAGTTCAAAGTACTAAGCCCTGCTCATCCTCTGAACAGATTAGTGGAGATGCCGATGGCGAGATCGGGTGTTGCATACCTACTCTATAAC